CCAATACGGATTTTCTTTGTTCTGTGTTACAACCTTGACATACGAACCTTCAAAACCAGAAAAGTCTTTTTCCAAAATATCAGACGCTTCCTTACCAGAGTCATCATAGAAGACTTTATTGAACATACGATACGGATTACGAACAAACTCCAGTTCTCTTGTATCCGTATCAAAGATATGAAACCCTTTAGGGTCTTGATAGTCTGACCATGTAAGTTCATATGGACAACCAAGATAGTGGATATTCTTAGTTACTGACTTAGTATGGAAATGTCCAGATGCAACTAAGTCAAACTTACTGAAGTCTCCTACATCCATACCATGTTCATTGATTTGTCCACGCATCATCAGACAACCAGCAATCTCCAAGTGTCCAAATAGAATCTGTGCTGGTGTATCCTTCATATGCTGAATTGCTTGTGCATAGTTGGAGTTGTTAATCCAAGGCATTAAGCAGATAGGAGTGTCTCCAAAATTTACAGTAGATGCTTCCGAATAATACGAAACATCGTGTTTATCAAACAGTTCTTGCATTGAGTTAATTTCATTGGTGTTCTTGTATGGAACATCATGATTACCAATGATGACATGAAGGTCAATACCCTTATCTGTAACTTTGTTTAGGAAAGTATCTTTGAGATGACGGAGAGTAACAAAATTGATATACTTGCGCCTATCCACGATATCTCCCAAATGGATGATTGTGTCAATCCTGTTGTCTTCCAAATAGGGAAAGAAAATATTATCATAAAACTTAGCCATGTAGTCAAGAAAATGATGAGCATCGTTTCTTACTCCCCAATGTGTATCTGTAATCAGTGCGATTCTCATTCTGTATCCTCTGCAATAAATTTATCAAGTCCAGCACGATTAGTTTTGCGTTTGCGTCTTTTGTTCTCTTCAAAGTTGGTGATAAAGTCACTCATATATTCTTGTGACCATTCACTATGCTTTACACCATCCTCATAGTGATTCATAATGTCTTGTTCTTGCACATCAGAAGTTTCACCAAAGATGTTAGCGTTCTCTGTTGCTTTGTATTTGGTATAGAGATATCTCTTTTCTTTCTGAATGCGTCTTAGAAATGCATAGTAAATAATTTGTGTAAAATAAGCAAAAGGATTTTTGGATTTCTCTGGATTGAAGTTGTCGATGTATTGCAGACAGTTCTCAATACCGTCAGAAATCATCTCTTCTCTAAAACTGTAGTTTACAAAGTTTGGTTTGTATGAAAGGTGAGTTGCAATCTTCATGATACAATCACCAATATAGAATGGTACTCTGGGTCTATCTGAACCTTGCTCTTCTGCAAGTATGACAGAATCTCTATATTCAATCATTGCCTGTAGAAACTTCTTGTTATCTACATAGTTGTGCTTTTGCTTCTTTTTTGCCATAATCAATCCTTAATGAAATACTGTATTACTGGTTAGTCCAGCAAGTGCTGAAATCCTTCTTCTCCTGTTAATCTTTTCTTCGTCATCATCTCTATCAAGACCCCTTGCGTGTCTGAGAGCCTTCCTATAAAATTCTTGCATATCTTCGGTTATATCGCTTACCATTATAACATGATTTTGTCGAATGTCAACAACTAATTTATCATCAGGTAAAGGAATCCAGTAGGTAGTCATCATAGAAGGCACGCCAGCATGATTGACTATCTCTAGTTTCAACGGGTCTTCAATAGTTATGTGTGTTTCACTTTCGTTAATCACTGAACAAACTATTGTTTCTCCGTTCAGAAGTTTGATGAGGCTCTGCATTCTTAATCCTAATGTTGTAAATCTTGTAATCAAACTCTTCTTCGTTGTACATTTTTACACGAACAGCAAAATGTTTCAGAGTGTAGTTATGCCAAGATTTGTATGATAAATCGTCTGCTATATCGTAGAGTGTAGCAGTTTCTTTATTGTCACCTTTTCTCAATCCCCTACCAATAGACTGTAGGTTTCGTATGCGAGACTTGGAAGGAGAAACAAAGATAATATTATGCAAGTTTCGTATATTGATGCCCGTAGAGAAAGTTCCGTAAGAAGCGATGATAATCGCATTGGACTCTTTCTCTGTAATTTCTCTAACAAGTTCTCTTTCATCAGCACTTACCTTTCCATGTACAAAAAAGACTTTTCTGTCAGTCACACTACTATTTATTAAGTCATACAACACTTGTCCATGCTTCTCAACAAACTGATATAGAAGCAGTGTATTCCCATCCTGAGATAGAGCAAGGTTCTTAATGATGTTGTTCCTCGCTTCACATGATATTAGAAAATTTATCTCATCGACATAATTTGCTTTAGCCATCATTTTTCTTGTAGCGTCATCATATTTTAGAACCAAACCCTTAATTCGTAGACTTGCTACAGTGTCATTATCCATCAGTTCCTTAGTTGTGATAACCTTCATAACAGGGCCAAACAGTCCTTCCAGCACAAGACGATGTGTCTGTGTGCCGTCTAGTGTTCCAGTGAAACCAAAGCGATACTTACACTGCTCTAGTTTTGTCATAATGCTTGTGAGGGATTGTGCTTTGAAGAGGTGTGCTTCATCACCTATGATTACATCAAATTGTTCAAACCACTTCTTAGGCATCTTATAGATGGATTGCCATGTCGAAATAAAAATGTCTGCATCTGCATTTTTGTCTTGACCTGACATGATTAAGTGTGTAGAATGAATCTGTTGATTCTCAGAATACTCTAAGAAATCACTATTCATCTGATATACCAATGATGTAGTAGGTACAATGATTAGTTTCCTACCCTTTAGATAGTCACAAAGCATATAGATGATTAGAGATTTACCACTCGCCGTAGGCGAGAGTACAACTGCACGATTGGTGCGAATTGCGTGTACAAACGCTCCAATCTGATAGTCTCTAGGTGTAACAGGAAGATTAGCAAAGAACTGTTCTGCTTCAATTGTAGATATACTGTCTAGCGCATAAAGTTCATTTATACCCTCTAGCGCATAATCTCTTTCTTCACAGAACTGTTCTATGTGTTTGTAAAGACCAGCATAGATTTGTCGAGTGTTCACATTGAACAAACGAATCTTACCATCCCAATACTTATTGCGATACGCTGGCATGAACTTAGCGCCAGGCACCTCAAAGGTAAAGTAATCGCTTATTTCTTGAGCCGTTCCCTTATCACATCCAAGTTTGATGTAGACTTCGTTGACTCTTTCGATTGTGATTGTTTCTCTGATTCCCATAACCAAGCGTGTTCAGTCCTAAACTTTGCTATTCTAAATTTGATAAGTTGTGTCTTATCTTCTATAGATAGATTAGCCTGTGATAAATCTGTTCCAGTCGATTGCATTTTTGATTTGAAATCCTCTGTTATTGATGCTCTTTAGGATTGATTCTAGATAGTCAACCTTTTCCTGTTGTAGAGCAATCTTGTGACTTATTTCAATCAACATATCATCACTATCAATATACATATCGACTTCATTCTTCAATAGTTTTTTGTAAAACTGTTCACGACCAACCGCTTCTAGTTCGCTTTGGTCTAACTCACCAAGATAATATTCAAATAAAACTCTGCGCTTCTTTTTCAATTCAGTCTTTAACTGAATCAAGCGTAGTCGCTCTTCCATGAATATCTTTAGATATTTATTATGCACTGAAGGTATTTTGGTAGATTCTGTAGCAAGTTCTGTTTCATCAATCTTGCTATCCTTATCCCACATTTCAGTAATTTCACTTGTCTTCATTAATTTTCTTTTGCTCCATTATATACTTCCAAGTGGTGAACAGATACTCACAATATTTTGGATAATTTGCATACTTACGCATCTGCTCTTTCATATATTCATAATTCATAGTTTCTCTGCAATATCCTTTATCTTATTCGTAGCATATCTCGTATAGAGACATGGAATAAATGCGTGTATCACAACCCTCCAGCAGATACCCCAAGTCATCCAAGCAAATCCCATTGCTCTCTTGAAATGTTGCCAGCGAGTTAGACCCTCATAGTCCATATGCTCTTTGCACATTTTACTGAACATTATAGCACCTTATGTGATAGTTGTCAACTCATATTTTCTATATGCGAATGTGACTTGACCTTGAAGATATTCGATATCTGTTCCTGTGGTATTGAACTCTAGTCCACTAAGGGAGATAGGATAAGCATCAATGAATTTGATGTCGATATTTGGTTTGTATTGTGCAGTGGTAATAATCATGCTTGCATCAGAATACTGTCTGTTTGTTCCAGTGGAGTTCTGTTGCAGTGTTCTTTGAATACTTGCTCTTTGCTGAAAATTATCTGGATATCCAAGTGCATTTAACCAGTCATAGATTTCACGAAAGTTTCTCATATCTTCATCGACTTGAAATGTCAATTGTAATTGTCCGAATGTCAACTTATCGCCTGGGATTGGTAGACGAATGAATGTATTGTCTGCTTCCAACTGACCCATAGAGATATCTGGAATATTAGCAGATGTGCAGAAATAGTTCACATGAGGAATCTTCTGGATTTGAAATCTAAATCCAGTCGGTGATAGGAAACTCATGTTATCTGGTTGTGTGCCTTGTAGAGCCATTGATATACTTCCTAGTTGTTCGTATATCTATTTATAAGCAAAAAAAGAGGGAGCATTGCGCCCCCTCTAGTTTTCGGTTGGTTGACCCAACTCTTCTTACATAAGGTTAGTAACCTTAACAAGACGGTAGTAGATGTTACCATCACCAGAACCGAGGCGAGCGGCAATACCGTTACCATCGTTAGTGGCGAATGGATTAGCAACAATACCGTAACGAGTTTTGAAGCCAATCTTCGGCTGGAAGGTGTTCTCACCAACTGCACGAATCATCTGTAGTGGAACGTATGGGCAGTAGAACAAGCCAGCGTCAAATGCGCTTGAGCCTTTGTAGCCAAGTGTGTAGTAGTTGTTCGTTGCGTCTGAGAAGTATGGGTCAATGTAGACACGAATACGTCCGTTAAGAACACCAGCGAATGTGTTACCACTATCGTCAACCTG